TTTTCGAACTGTTAGTTAAACAAATAGCTGCTGATACGCTTTCCAAAAACGAATCAGCTGCAGTTGGTATATTAAAAAAATACTTCGGCGGTAATGCTGTGTTAGCTAAAGAACTTAAATTATATGACTATATTTTAAAAAATAATAATTTAAGCGAAGCTAAAGCAGAAACAGTTATATCAACAATTACCGAAATTTCTAGGAAATTTAACCAGAAAGCTTTAAAAGAAGCTAAATATAAATTAATAGCACAATTAAAAGAAAACTATAATATAGAAGAATTTTTTGCTATTCAAGTAAGAGATTATAAACCTCTTGCAGCTTTATACTGCTTATTAGAAGCTCAAAATAATCCAACATTAGTTAATCCGGATTTTTTAGTTAATAATAAATTGACTATATTAGAGCATTTAACATCTAGTGAAATAGATAAAGAAGTAGTTAAAGATACATTAATAGAGGAGTATTCTAAATATGATAAAGATTTACGTTTGCTTACTTTTAAAATATTATTAGAAAAATTTAATTCTAACTATAAGTCTTTATTACCAGAACAAAAGAATATTCTAAAAGAATTTATTACTTCAGTTAACTCTACTACTAGGTTAAGAAACTTAGTTAATAAAGAAGTTGAAAAGATAAGAGAAGAAGTAGAAAAACTTGGAAGTAAAATTAAAGACGAAGTAGTAAAAATAAAATTACAGGAAGTACTTAAAGGAATTAACCCATTAAAGAAAACTGAAAAGATTACTGATAACCATCTTATTAATTTAATGCAATATTACGATCTAGTTAACGAAATGCGTAAACTATGAAGCGAAGCCAATTAATTAAAGCAGTAAGAGAAGTATTAGAAGAAATGAGCACGACAGCAGGAGTAGGCGGTTACCAAACTCCTTATGCGTTTAGTAAAGGTAATAAAAAAAATAGAGCCACTAAACATGCTGAAAAGCTCGGTTACAAAGTAGTAAAGCAAAAAAAAAGACCTTATAACACTAAAATGTTTGATTATTTAGATGAAAACGTTAACAGAAAAATATAGAGGAGTACTTAACGAATCTTTTTCAAAAGCACAATTCGTTAGAGATGCTCGTATAGCACAGCCAAGCTTGATAAATCAATTTACTAGCTATAATGATGCTGTATCAATACTTAAAAGCAAAGGTATGATATCTGAAGAAGATAAACTACCAGAATATGCAGAATTTGAAAATTTATCAGACGAAGCAATTAGAAGAGGGATTGACGCAGAATTAGAAGGAATGGGATTAATGTCTCATGATTCAGTATCAGATGAAGACCAAGCTAAAGCAAAAGAAAAAGCTTTAAAAAATTTAAAGAAAGATCCTTTACACTACTTGAATCTATTATCAGGCGAATCTAATAAGGTCGATAAGCACGATAAGCCAGTAGAGTTTAAAAAAGGAAAGGAAGTAGATACTTTCAACGGTATGAAAAAAGCCGAATTAAAAGAAGAGGTAACCGAAAGCAACCAAGAAGAATCAATTGCTAATTTTATTATTAAACATTATACTAATCCTAAAACAGGAAAAAGTTTAATTGATGATGAAATTATAGGAGACTTCTTTAGAACTCACCCTGAATCAAAAGATCAAGAGCCTCAAGCTGCTTTAGATAATTTTGAAGAGTATCTATCAGTTAACTATGAAATGCCTGGAGACTATATGCAAGAAAAAGTTGCTAAGTCTGTAGAAGATGTTATTGACCCAGCAGATTATGGAGCAATAGGACAAGGATACCTAAAAGGATTTAATAGACCTCATTCTTTAGATTTAGATCAATTAGAAACTTTAGGTAGAAAAGTAGTAGATAGTCTTTATAAAGGAGACTTTGATGCAGCTAAAGCTAAGTTTGTAGATGAAGTAATGGGTATTGATAGAAAAGGTAATAAAAAACCAGAAACTGGCGGAAGTGATGCTACAAAATACAAAGTAGCTGCTAAAAATATGGAAGAAAAATTATCTGATGATGATATGAAAGCTATTGAAAAGTACGGTCATCCAGATAAAACTGTAAAACCTTACAAACCAGGTGATATGTGGTCAAACGATTTTGATTACGAAGGTATGTTAGAGTTTGGTATGAAAATTAGATTAAATACT